GTAAATGTGTGCAGTTTTTCCATGCGTGTAATGTCACGCTTGCTTGCCATATACACAGCATTAATTACTGGCGTTGGCTTTTTGCCATCAGCAAACACAAGCTGTTCAGATATCTGTGGCTTTGGCCTGTCTACTGATAAACGAGTAACAATTTTAGTAAGAGCTTCCAACTCTTTGGTTATTGCTGTTAGCTGATGCAATGTTTCAGTCTGCCTGTTGAGAACAAGCTCAACTTTTTGACGTAAAACATTTTCTTCAGCTACTGGGTCTTTAGTTTGAAAGATGCTCATGACATATACCTCCTATGCTATAGCTACATCTTCTGCTGTGTGACTATTGAGTAGTTCCACAGCTTGTTGTGCGACTTTCGCCGCTTCGAACACGTACTTCACATCATTGTTCAGTGCTTGTAACCATGATGAGATGTACTGTGCATGGTCATCTCGTGCTGTTGGTTCCAGCCCGAGTTGTGCCATCATGAATGATGCGCCCATCTCTGCAACAAGTTCTTCAAAGGCATAGCCTTTCTTGTTCTTTAGACCAAGGCGATCAAGTCTGGATTCGTGACCTGTCCAATGGACAAGTTCATGTATTTTTGTGCTGTAATATGCAAGGCCATCAACAAAGTCAGACCACGGCGGCATGTTCACTTCATCTGTTGATGGACGGTAGCAAGGCGTGCATCCATCAACCTCAACAACTTTGGCTGGTATATCAGCAAGTTGTTTATCAATAGATGCAACTGGTTTATCTGCATTGATATACAGTTCTTGCTTTGGATAATAGTGTGATGGCAGACCAGTTATCTGCGATGCATTGAAGACAGAATATGCTTTAGCATACGAATAAAATCTGTCTTCTTTGTCTTTGTCTTTAGCTGTGCCAAAGTGAAAGACTTTGGTTGGTGACTTCTGACCTTTCAAGTTGCCGCCAAGCTGTTGTGCTTGGTTGTAAGTCATCCAGTATGGATTGTCATAGTCACACATCCATAACATGATGATGTTCATGCCTCTGTATGGTATGCCGTTGTGTCTTAGTGGTAATCCACCACCAAATTTGTTGTATGGACGCAACCACGGTGGGCATCCATCCTCTATCTTTTTGATTATTTGTTGTGTAATATCTGCGTACATGTTGACCTCCATCATCAGATACTCTGTACTAATATCATATTTGTTGCACTTCTGCAAGTGCAGTAATCAAATAAATTTGTCTTCATAGTTTGACCATCGCTAGCGCAACTATCATCTAGTTGATGGGAGTGTGCGCAAGTTTGTCTGGGTTTATAACAGCACAAAAAAAGGTGGCAGCTCCCGTAGAAGCCACCACCAGTTGGGGAGGAAACTATGTGTCAGGTTACGCTGAACGCTTGAGCTTCGCTAGCAGTTCAGCTGGGTCAACCTTCGGTGTGTCTACCTGCGGTGACAACACCTTGCGCTCAAGAATGCGCTCGCACACCTTCTCAAACCACGCTTCGCCGTGGTCTTCGGTGTGCTTCCCGTCATTCCAGATGCGAGGTTGACTTCCCTCTGCACCGTTGCGACCAAGTATGGTCCCAACGTTGTGCATCGTGTTGTACAAGTCAACATCCATCTGGTGCAAGGCATCCAGAGTGTTCCACTCTGCTTCTGCCTTGTTCTTGTTTGCGCCAAGGTTGATTAACTTGGTAGACTCTTTGCCGTTGCGCTCGACCTCAGCATCATACTGATGCTCGAGTTCGAAGAAGCGTTCACGCTTCTTGCGTAGCGCAACGCCTGATGCTTTGGCACGTGAGCCAAAGGTGAAGTGCGCTGACGAGTTGAACTTGGGATTCTCTTCGCCCGATACCTGATTCGCGAAGCGCGAATCAAAGTCATCGGTCATCATCATATCCACCAAGTTCAACACTGCGTCATGCGCTGCTGCGACATGCTCTGCATGTCCAGCATCACGTACAGGGGTTTCGATCTTAGTTACAGTCATCTTCTTTTTCTGTGCCATAATTATCTCCTATAAAAAGCACTACAGTTACGTCACACATACACACTATGTGCGAATATGTTATCGAGGCCATCACGACCGACACGAAAGTCAAGAGGCGAAGCACCGCACTTGCGGTGTCGCTATTCTTGCGCACCGCAGACATTGACATGTCTGCGCAAGAATCGCACCTCTTGACCGAGTGGGCGTGCTGGCACACCGTTCATGCGGTGCATGAACTGTGTGATAACATTCGCTCATCGTGTGTGTGTGTAGAGTACACACTCGCAGGCGGCTCGATGCCGCCTAGCACCAGTTACTGCATCTGGGAGATGCATGGCACTACGTGCCATTCCCAGCTACGCTGGGCTGTAACTTGTGCGGCGTGTGTTTACCTATCAGCGTGAAGACTCGCAAGCTCGTCTTGCGCGTATCCAACTGCAACGTCCGTCACGCCACGCTACGGATAGTCAAGGCCACGGTGCGCTAACTTGCACGCTGACGGTTGCTCAAGAGTAGCATCGCTGGAGCGAAAGCTACGTCTTTTCGCGGTCATTTGTGCAAGTAGCACTGGCATGACTATCCGCAACTGGTCTGCGACCAGAGCCAGTGACGCAACGGCCTGTTGGTAAGCACCAAGCAGTGTGACAACACTGATGCACTACGTGCATGCATGTATTGTCGTGTTGCAGTTTTCTTGCTGATAAGTACAGGGCGGTCACACCACACTGGCTTCGCTGGCGCAAGCCACCGAGAGCAAGGCCGTTCACGGTCTCTGGTGCGGAATGCGCCTTGCTCGCGGCAGTGTGCGTGTGACAGGCGTATGTTGTGCGTTGACAAGGCGGCAAAGCAGCGTGTATGTAGGGGGGGATTACAGGGGGGGTTATGAGAATCGCAAGGATGGGTAATGAGTGCTGTAGTAACGGCTGGTGAGAAGAAGCTAACCACCAAGCAGACCGCGTTGGTTGATGCGCTCGTAGCAAATGGATGTAGCATTACGGAAGCGGCTGGCTTGGCAGGTTATGCTTCTGGTGATAGCGGGAGAGTGACAGCTAGCAAGGCTTTGCGGCTGCCACATGTGCAAGCGTATATGATGCAGAGGATTGGTGAGACTATGGGCGTGAGTGCTACGATAGCCGCCGCTAAACTGGTGCAGTTAGCTCGTGGGGCCAAGAGTGAGTACGTGCAGTTAGAAGCGAGCAAGGATATCTTAGACCGTGCTGGGTTCAAGGCCCCAGAGCGTCACATGCACCTGCACGCTGGCGACATATCGGTCAGTATAGATTTGACGTAGACGTGGGGTGGGTCAAAAAGTTGGTCGTGCTACCCTCGACCCGTCCTATCAACACATTATTGCCACAAAGGTTCGGTAGCATAAATGCAATGGAGGTTGCAATGAAGAAAGCATTAATCGCACTGTGCGCAGTGTTTGTACTGTTCTGTTTCCGCATAGACTATCTTGGCGAACGCATCCGCACCCACGGCGCGGATAGTTTGCATATAGTTGATAGAGTTGGCATCTGGCTATTCAATATTCCTATGGCTGTGGGTGGGCTGGTCATAGGCGCGCCAGAGGCAGCAGCAGAAACGCTCTGGCTGGCTGTGCCGAAGAAGCCCAATACTGTTTACAAGATTGACAGTGACTTTCCGTTGAAGTCTGAGCGCATACAAAACATGGTCAAAAATTATTCTGGCGGCAGAGTCCCGATAGGGCCAGTACGCAGGGATGACCTACGAGCTACGCTTGCTCTTGGTGGTGGTGGATTGCGGTGCGATAAAGAGCATTGCACAATCAAGGTACACGTCAAATATTCTAATCATGCAGCAGATTTTTTATTCATTAATGAGGCAATCTTTGCTGGGTTACAGGACTTAGGCTGGTTGCACCCTTATTGGGTTGAATACAAGTTTGTGCGTTGAATTAATTAAATGAGTTTGTACATAGTGACACCATGCCTAGTCTTGACCAAATAATAAATAACTTTGATCAGCATGCTAATTTCTACATGCGTGCTATTACAAACCCATTGCTGTCTACCTTTTTAGACCCAACAGAACCACAAACAACAGAAGAAAACATAGCTGGTGAAACGGTTGCACTGTTAGAAAAGACAGCAAACCGTCTGCATCCTGATTTGAAAGCAGGTGATAGGCCACGCCCGTTATTTGCAGGTGCTGGTGATTTTTTTGCTTTGCTTACAAGCACACCAGCAAAACACGCAGTGTTAGATGTTTTGATGGGGCCAGAACTAAAAAAACGATTCCCAATTACAGAAGACAGCATAGAGTCAGATGAATTGGCTTTTTTAAGACAGATGTATTTGCAACATGGGTTAGGCAAAATATCTGTTGAAGATTATGGTGGTGTTGGATTTAATATTGTAGCCGACCCTATGGCAGATGAAAAAATGTTTGGCATGTCTCCTGCAAGCCGCATGCAATCAACAACTGGCACAAGTATGTTTATTAGAGATGAGAATGGTGATGTTATTCTTGATGACCAGTATGATCAAAATCTTTATGTAAATTACAAAATGCTTCAAGACCCAAGCATCGAAAAAAGCAAAGCTGTTTATCAGACAGAAAGATTTGAAAAAGAATATGCAGGGATGAGTGGGTTTACAAGAGCTGTCTGGGAAACAATTTCTTCTGATGCCACTAATTTTCAAAAGATACATAATCTTGCTTTTTTGATGGGTAGCCGTGATTACAAAGACAACAAAAAAGATGTTGGCAGAAAAGTAAAAATAAACATTGGCAACCCAGATTTAGATTTTGCAAAGGCTGCTTTTGTAGATGGGTATAAAGATTTAGCTGTATCTCATGATGGTAATGGTCTTGTTGTTCATTCAGATGAAAATATAACAGGCCCACTGCCTCGTCCTACAAATATAAAATTATACAAAACAAAAACACTTAACACTGATTACGATGACGACATTCCGCCTCATGCAAGTGATTATTTTTTTCATGGCCCAATGACGAACAAACGTGCAAGTTTGTTTGATATGTTTATTGGAAGGGCTGAAGCATCAACCATAGGGTCTGATAAAGATGACGGAAGTGGATTTGCATCACTGGATACTGTTGATCCACCAGAAATAGGAATTGATGAACCTGAATCAGAATTTGATCCTAGAGATATAAGATATCCTTTGGACAAAATTGTACGAGAACAAAGAATTAAATAATGGCAAAGTCACCAGCATGGACACGCAAAGCAGGTCAGAATCCAAAAGGCGGACTGAATGCAAAGGGCAGGGCATCGTACAGAACGAAGTCTGGCAAGAAGGGCAATCTGAAAGCACCAGTAAAGGGTGCAGCAAATACACCAGAGAAGCTAAGAAGGAAGGGTTCGTTCCTTGTACGAATGGGTTCAGCAAAAGGCCCACTGAAAGACGAGAAGGGCAGACCGACACGTTTGAAGCTGTCACTAGTCGCATGGGGTCACTCTGGTGATAAAGCATCTGCGGTAGCCAAAGGTCGCCGTTTATTGGCTAGGTATCAAGCCGCAAAGAAGAGGAAAAAGAAATGATGAAAAAGAAAGCAGTTAAAAAATCAATGCTTACAGCAAAACAAAAAACATTGCCAAAAGCATTACAGCAAAAAATTATAAAAGCAAAAATGAAAGGAAAGTAAAATGCCAAAACATGCTGGAAAGATGATGAAGCCTATGAAGAAGGCTGCCAAAAAAGGCGCAAAGAAAGCAATGCCAAAAAAGAAGATGCCTGCTGCTGGCAATTATTCTCGCGGTTATTAATGTTTTATGCATCTCTTCTTATTTGTTGGGTTGGCTTTGGTGGGCAACAATGTCTCGTTGCTCAAGACACAGAAGGGCCATATATAAAAGAAGAGCAATGTTTAAATAGGTTAAAGGAAATGGAATTTACTATTTATCAGAAGTTTCCTTTTACAAGAGTAACAGCAAAAGATTGCATACAACAAAAAGAAGGTAAGGTATAATGGCTTCTATGTTGACAAAGAGACAAACAAGTACGTTGAAAAAACACTCTGTTCATCATACAGCCAAGCATATGAAGTTAATGCGTAAGTTAATGAAAGATGGAAAATCATTTACCGCCGCTCATAAAGAAGCACAAAAGAAAGTAGGTAAGTAATGGCTGTCAACGCTGCTGGTAATTACACCAAACCTGCAATGCGAAAAGCATTGTTTAATCGTATAAAGGCTGGTGGCAAAGGCGGCAGACCGGGCCAATGGTCGGCGCGAAAAGCCCAGATGTTAGCAAAAGCCTACAAAGCAAAGGGAGGCGGATATAGAAACTAATGTTAGCAGAGCTTGTGGCAATAAACAGTGCGTTTGCCGTCATAAAGAAGACGATTGCAAACGGCAAAGAACTTGCCTCGGCAGGGAAAGCGATTGCGGATTTTGCCTTTGCGAAGGAAGACCTGCAATCCAAAGCAAGCAAAAAGCGTAATAGTACATTTGGAAATGATCTTGAAGAGTTTATGGCTCTTGAAGAGGTTAAAAGAAAAGAGGCTGAACTCAAAAGCATTATGTATCTTTACGGACGTTATGGGCTGTGGGAAGATTGGGTTAAGTTTCAAGCAGATGCTAGGGCTAAAAGACAAAGACAGATAAAAGAGGCGCGGCTAAAAAGAGAGAAGATTATTGAAGTTATCGGCATTGTTTCTTTATCTCTTGCTATTTTGTTTATGTTTGCTGGCTTTTTTTATATTGTAGCGAGAAAGAAACTATGGCTTTAAGACCGTCACAGGCTTCTTTACGGAAGTGGACAAAGCAAAAATGGAGAACCAAAAGTGGCAAGCCATCCACCCAAGGGCCAAAAGCCACAGGCGAGCGTTATCTACCATCAGCCGCAATTAAGGCGTTATCGCCGCAAGAATATGCAGCGTCCACTGCTGCTAAAAGAAGAGCAACTCGTGCTGGTAAGCAGTTCTCCAAACAGCCTAAAAAAATATCAGATAAAACCAAAAGATACAGATGAGCTTTCTACACACACTAAAGCGTGAAGAACGTGATATGTTGCGCCAGATTGTGAAGAAGGTGCATCTTGCTTACCATCCTAAACAGTTCCAGACTGACAGAGAGGCAGACAAAGTTATTGCTGTTATCGGGCCAGAAGTTGTGGAACGTATGATTAAGTTTGGTAAGGATCACAAGATTGACCAAATTTAACTACAAGCCTGATGGTGAAGTTCTTAAATCTTTTATGAAAGACGATTCGTTCTTTCGTGCATTGCGTGGCCCTGTTGGGTCAGGCAAGTCTGTGTGCTGCTGTGTTGAATTATTTAGGCGTGCTATACAGCAGGAAAAGGGTATGGATGGCATGCGTAAATCACGCTGGGCTGTCATCAGAAACACAAACCCACAGTTAAAAACTACCACAATTAAAACTTGGTTGGATTGGTTCCCAGAAGAGGACTGGGGCAAATTCCATTGGTCTGTGCCGTATACACATCACATTAAAAAAGCAGACCTAGACCTTGAAGTTATCTTCCTCGCTCTCGACAGACCAGAAGATGTCAAGAAACTCCTCTCCCTAGAATTGACAGGTATCTGGATCAACGAGGCGAGGGAGATACCCAAATCTATTATTGATGCATGCTCAATGCGTGTAGGTCGTTTTCCTTCAATGAAAGATGGTGGATGTACATGGACAGGAGTCATAGCGGACACAAATGCGCCAGAAGAAGATCACTGGTGGCCCATAATGTCAGGCGAAGTTCCAATTCCAGATCACATTCCCAAAGAAGAAGCGAAGATGTTGGTCAAGCCAGACAACTGGAATTTCTACACACAACCAGCAGGTATGCTGGAAACAAAGGACGAAGAAGGGATCATTACAGGTTACGTTCTAAACAAGAACGCAGAAAACGCAAAGAATATGAGAGCCGACTACTATCCGAACATTGTACAAGGGAAGACGAAGAGTTGGATAGATGTATATGTGATGAATCGCCTTGGGAGTATAAAAGATGGTAAACCCGTTTATGCCAATTTTGCAGCAGATGTCCACGTTGCCAAAGAAGAAATACCTGTTGCGGCAGGACTACCTGTTTATATTGGTCTTGATTTTGGCCTTACTCCTGCTGGGGTAGTAGCACAAAAAGTACGTGGACGTTGGCTAATACTGCAAGAAATAGTGGCGTTTGATATGGGTATAGTTAAATTTACTGAAGTGCTGCGGCAGGAGTTGTCTACAAGATATGCAACTAATGAAGCTATTATCTTTGGTGATCCAGCAGGAGATTTTCGCGCTCAAACTGACGAGTCAACCCCATTTCAAATTTTGCGTGGTGCAGGTCTTAATGCAAGGCCAGCACCGTCTAATGATGTATCTCTTAGGATTGAATCAGTTAATTCAGCACTTAATCGTATGGTTGATGGTAGTTCAGGATTATTGGTTGACTTCAGGTGTCGTAATATAATTAAGGGCTTTGAGGGTGGTTATCAATACAGACGATTGCAGGTATCTGGCGAGCGTTATATGGATAAGCCAGATAAAAATCATTTTTCACATATACATGACGCTTTGCAGTATTTAATGCTTGGGTCTGGCGAAGGACGTGCAATCTTGACGAATATGCAGCATGCGCCTAAACCTTTCCAAGCTGAACGTAACTATGATGTCTTTACAAGAAAACCACGACAAAAACGTAAAGGTCTTTGGGCTAGAATGTAAAATGTGCGTTGCTTTGTGTGTAAAAGCAACTGTATGAAAAACTAAAGGAGACTATTATGTGTGTAGCAACAAGTAGACCAAAAGGCCCACCACCGCTTACCGCAGCAGAAAAAGCTGAACAAGAGGCTGCCAAAAAAGCAGAAAAAGATGCTCGTGAGCAAAGAGAGGCGGAAGAGCGCAGAAGGCGTGACGAGGCAAGAGAAAAAGGTGTAGAAACTGCCGCTAAGCAACAACGTCGTGGCTCTGGTGCTACATCTTTGCTGACAGGTAGCAGAGGCGGCATGGGTTATTTTGACGAGACTCTGTAATGCACCAGACAAAACCAATGTTAGAAAAGTATGAGCGTGCAAAAGAAAAACGCTTAAACTTTGAACCTTTGTTTGATGAGTGCTATGAATATGCATTGCCTATGCGTCAAGGATTTTATTATGAAGTTGCTGGTCAACGTCGTGATGATAAAATTTTTGACGAAACTGCTGTGGTTGGAACACAGGAGTTTGCTTCTCGTCTTCAATCTGGTCTTGTGCCAAACTTTGCACGTTGGGCAGATTTTGTTGCTGGTTCTGAAATTCCAGATGAACAAGTCGACCAAGTAAATAATCAACTTGATGTGGTGACTGATTATGTTTTTGAAGTTCTACAATCTTCTAATTTTGGTCAAGAGATACATGAATCGTTTATGGACTTGGCTATTGGAACAGGCGTCTTGCTTGTTGAAGAAGGTGACTCAATCAATCCAATACGCTTTAACGCGATACCGCTTCCGTCTGTCGTGCTTGATACAGGTGCAGATGGCTCGATTGACCATGTGTTTAGAGAGAGGGTTCTTAAGAACCGCTCGATTCCTGTTGCCTATGAGCGTGCTGTCGTTTCAGAACGACTTGCTAAAGCTATTGCAACACAGCCAGAAGCAGAGTGTAAGATTCTTGAACTGGTTTGTAGAAACTATGAAAAACGCAATGAAGAGCGTTATGACTATTATGTTATCGATATTGCGGCTGAAGAAGTAATTTACTACGAACAGTTTGATGGTGCAGGTTCTAATCCGTTTATATGTTTTCGTTGGTCTAAAGCCAGTGGCGAAATTTATGGACGCGGCCCTCTTGTCAACGCCCTTAGTGCAATCAAAACAACTAATTTAACAATCGAGCTTGTTCTTGAAAATGCACAGATGGCTATCTCAGGCATCTATCAGATGGATGATGATGGCGTTATGAACACAGATACAATTAATCTTGTGCCAGGGACGATCATCCCAAAGGCGATGGGGTCAATGGGATTACAACCAATACGTGCTGCTGGCGATTTTAATGTTGCTAATCTTATTCTAAATGACATGCGCAACAATATTAAAAGAGCTTTGTATAATGACATGCTTGGTGATCCGAATAGAACACCAGCGTCAGCAACAGAAGTTGCAGAACGCATGGCTGATTTATCCAGACGCATTGGGTCTGCTTTTGGTAGATTGCAAGCTGAGATGGTGCAGCCAATATTGCAGCGTGTTGTGTATCTTTTAAAAAAGCAAGGTCGTATTGAAATACCTGTTATAAATGGCAGAGAAGTTAAGGTTCGTTCTGTTTCACCCCTTGCACAAGCACAAGCTAATCAAGATATTACATCTATATCACGCTATTTGCAGTTAGTTGGCGGTACGTTTGGGCCTGAGATTTTGAATTTGTTAATTAAATCTGAAGATGTTGCAGTACATTTGGCTGAAAAATTTGGTGTACCTGATAGTCTTGTGCGAGATAGCGTAGAACGACAGCAGCTTGCAGAAGCTGCACAACGATATCAACAAGCACAGCAACAAGGTGAAGTACCAGATGTCACTCAACTTAGGCCTTGATGGGTTTCCTCGTCCAAAAGAAGAAGACGATAGAATATCTAAAAATATCAATAGTTTGTTTCGCACACCTAATGGTAAGGCAGTGATGCAATATTTGCGTTCTATTACTATCGAATCTGTTAGTGGTGCAAACATCTCTGACGCTGAACTACGTCATTTAGAAGGACAGCGTTATTTAGTGGGCCTCATAGAGAGGCGATTTAAACAAGCAGAAAAGGCAAAGAAATGAGCGAAGCAGATAATGTAGAAGTAGCGGCTGAAGCCACAGTCACAACTGAAGCACCTGTAGCTGAACGTCCAGAATGGCTACCAGAAAAATTTAATACACCAGAAGACCTTGCGTCTTCTTATCAATCTCTTGAACAGAAACTTGGTGCTGGTCAAGAAGAACTACGGCAGCAAATTATACAAGAGTTTGAAACTGCTGCTTATGAAAACAGACCAGCTACTGCTGGTGATTATCAGATACCAGAATCTGTTGATGCAGAAATGGTTGTTGATAATCCACTGTTTCAATGGTGGGCTGATCATGCATTTGAAAACGCGTATAGCCAAGAAGAGTTTGAATCTGGCATAGCACAATATGCAGATTTTATAAAATCACAAACACCTGACTTGGAACAAGAACGTGCTAATCTTGGTGACAATGCTGATGCACGCATTGAAGCTGTTGACTTGTGGGCAAATAAATTTTTTCCAGAAGAACATGCTGATGCTATCTTGCAGATTGGGCAAACAGCAAAGGGCATTGAGGCTCTTGAGTTTATTATGTCTAAGGTAGGTGGTGCGCAAATGTCTGCTGATGCAGGTTTACCTACTGCAATAACAGAAGATAAACTGCGCTCTATGATGACTGATGAGCGTTATTGGAATCCAGCAAAAAGAGACCCAGCCTATGTCAAGGAAGTCCAAGCAGGTTTTTCCAAAGTCTTCAATTAACGCCTTCCATGAAGATGGTGATGTTAAGATTGTAACGGCAACGATAGAACATGCTGGATATCTACAACATCATCTTCGAGACACCGATATACGGGAGTGCATGATTCACGGCGCAACACCGTGGCGTGCGCTCCACGTACCTTTATCTAGCAAACATGCAAGAACATGGACAGGTTTGTATAAAGATGAACCTGTTTGTATGTTTGGTGTATTTCCTTTTGAGAATAAACAAGACCTTACATCTGGTCATATATGGATGCTAGGTTCTTCTGTGTTGGATGATATACCACGAAAATTTTTAAAAACATCAAAATTAATGTCAAATTGGCTTTGTGACCAATATGATTGGGTAGAAAATCTTGTGCCTATTGAACATGAACGTACTATCAAATGGCTTGATTGGTTAGGATATTCATTTTCAAATCAACCTACCGTTATAAATGGTTATCATTGTTTACGTTTTGTGCGTTGCCAACGTGATATAGAAGTGAGATTTGAATAGTACAGCCTGTTTCTAGCTGACGGCCCTGCGGGATAACCGATTGACGCGATGTTACGGACAACTGTGTCGTAAACGTAAACCTCTTTTGAAAGGACTGATAAAATGGCGAATACTATTGATGTCGCATTTATCAAGCAGTTCGAGTCAGAAGTTCACATGGCTTATCAGCGCATGGGTTCAAAGTTGCGTAACACTGTACGCACAGTTGGCAATGTTGCTGGTAGCACTGTTCGCTTCCAAAAAATCGGTACTGGTTCTGCTTCTACAAAGTCACGCAATGGTGACATTACCGCTATGGAACTCACCCACACACAGGTTGAGGCAACTATGGCTGACCATTACGCGGCTGAATACATCGACAAGCTCGATGAATTAAAGACTAATATTGATGAACGTCAAGCTGTAGCACAATCTGCTGCTGCTGCTCTTGGTCGTAAGACTGACGAGATTCTTTATACTGCAATGGACGCAGGTGCTAATTCAACTCAAATTCATGACACATCATCTGCTCTTGAAAAAGCAGATTTGTTGTCATTGTTTGAAACATTTGGCTCTGCAAATATCCCAGAAGATGGTGGCCGTTTCTTGGCTATGCATCCAAAAGGATATGCTGATCTGTTCTTGATTACTGAATTTGCTTCAAGCGATTTTGTTGGTGAACAGAACCTGCCATACGCAGGTGGCATGACCATGAAAGAATTTCTTGGCTTCAAGATTTTTTCTACATCAGCAATTACTGCTGGTAAGAACATGGCTTACCACACATCTGCTGTCGGCTTGGGCATCAACTCAGATGTTCAAACTGAAATTAATTATGTGCCGCAAAAAGCTGCACACCTTGCAACTTCAATGATGTCAATGGGTGCTACTGTTATTGATGACAATGGTATCTATGAAGTCCTTGATAACAACACATAGGGAGTAGAGCATGGCTTATTCAGCTTCTGGCCTAACTAATATGGCTACTGGTGGCGGTCACAATCTGTGGTTCTACACCTCAACAGATGCACTGACAGCAGTCCGTGTATCTGGCTACTTTAATGACGCTGCTGACATGATGAATGTTGGTGATGTTATTTTTGTCTATGACTCTGATGCTCCTACTATGGGCATTTCTGTTGTTCTGTCCAATACTGGCACTGTTGTCGATATTGCAGACGGAACTGCTCTGACAGTCTCAGACTCTGACTAAGGAAGTGGGGGGCTTTGGCCCCCCATAACCAAATGAGTAGTGTAGCTAATTCAGATATTGATATTGCGTCTCGTGCCCTGATACTTATTGGCGCGAATCCTATTACTTCGTTTTCTGCAGACAGTACAGAAGCATTGGTTGCAGATAATATTTATGAAGATACTGTACGTACAGCATTGTGTACAACACGATGGCGTTTTGCCACAAATCAGGCACAGTTAAATAGATTGACAAATGAGCCAACTGGTCGTTTTGATGCTGCTTATCAAATACCATCAGATAATTTAATGGTTCATGCTGTCACTATTGATGATCAACTTATTGCGTACACAATATATGGCGATAAGATATTTTGTGATGAGTCTAGTACATCAACTTTAATTATTGATTATACTTTTCGTGCAAGAGAAACAGATTTCCCAAGTTACTTTACATTAGCTGTTCAATATTCTTTGGCTGCAAGTTTTGCGTTAGCTATTGCCAGAGATGAACAAATGGCTCAAATGATGGAACGTAAAGCTCAGTTGTTAATGCAACAAGCCAAAACACTTGATGCACAACAACAAACAACACGCAAGCTGACAACATCGAGGTTCATTACTGAAAGGAGAAGTTAATGGCACGCGTCCGTGTACCTTTAAACAACTTTTCTTTTGGTGAAATCAGCCCTTCTTTAACATCAAGGACTGACTCTCAGGTTTATCAAAATGCTGCCGAAAAAGTTACTAACTTTTTTATACGTGCTGAAGGCGGTGTCATAAAAAGGCCCGGCTCGAAGTTTATTCTC